GTTGGTAATAGTGCATACAAATCCTTTCGTTCTAAAGGTTGGCATCCCATTCATGCCTGTTCAATTGAAATGTGGGCAGGATGATGAACAGTCATCTTTTCGGTCTGCATAACCTAGCCCTAGGTCATAGTATTACATTGCAATTTAGTTTACGATAAACAATTCTTATCGAACTTGACAGACTGATAAAAATAAATCATTATGCAGATAGCTGGTAGATATATATTATGCGAATCGTAGCGACTTGCTACTAACTATGAGGAAACGATGATGGCTATACAAGACGGCACACTAGAGACCTTTGAGATACTCGGTATTGAGCTAGATGTAATATACGAATGCGAAATAGAGGTCGACCCATACGGAACAGGCGACAGCCCTACCACATGCTCAGTAACAATCCATTGCGTAGAGACTACAGACAGCACAATCAATATTGAGGAGCTGCTATCTAAACGTGTCATGGATGCTATTGAAGATGAGATTATTGCATTGGAAGGCTCAATGCTATGAGTGAAGAAAAAGCGGTAATAGTTTCAGTAATAGGTGGACTAATTCTATCTGCATTATTCTTTTGGTACATTGGTAAGTTTGCACCAATTGAAGTTAAATATGATTGCAGACTAGCTGAGATTAGCGTTGACTATCCGCAACAAGTTAAAGAACAATGCAGGAAGTTAATGAAATGAGTGAACAACAATTTCAAGCAGAAGTAATGGACGAACTTAAACAACAACAGGAAACGATAATGACTACATACGCAGAACTACGCAAGATTAACGTAAACGAACACACAGAAAAGAAAGGTCAGCTTACATACCTATCATGGACATGGGCTGTAGACCAGTTGCTATTGCAAGACCCGTCAGCTACATGGGAATTCCCAGAGCCTAAATACTTTGGCGAATCAGTGATGGTGTTCTGCAACGTGACAGCACTAGGCAAGACAATGAAGATGCAATTGCCAGTGATGGATAACCGCAATAATGCTATTGCCAACCCTGATGCTCGCAAGATTAGTGATGCAACAATGCGTTGCCTAGCTAAGTGTATTGCTTGCTTTGGTATTGGCTTATACATCTATGCAGGAGAGGACTTGCCATCTGTTGATGTAGATGCAGATAGTATCTTGCTTGAGATGGGGAAGGCAGCAGATAAAGATGCACTCAAGGTGGCATACAAGAAGGCAATGGCTGATTGTCAAGGCGACAAGAAAGCGGAAGCCTTAGTGATTGCTAGAGCTAAAGAGATTGCTTCATTATTTGAGGGTTAATAACATGTCTGAGCAAATCGTAGACTTTCGTAAACTATCTCCACCACCAGCAGAAGCTATTGCAAAACGTAATGAGCAGGTGGAGTTACTAAAGCAACAACTAGGACACAAGTATTTATTAAGTAAACCAATGCCGAGGATACAATAATGGAAACGATTGAACAGGGAAGTGAAGCATGGTTGCAGATGCGACTAGGCAAGATTACAGCATCACGCATTGCAGATGTGATGGCACAAATCAAGACTGGTGAAGCAGCAAGCAGAGCAGACTATCGCATTGAGTTAGTATGCGAACGATTGACAGGCAAGCCTACAGAAAGCTATACCAATGCACACATGGAACGTGGTACAGAACTAGAGCCATTTGCTAGAGCATGGTATGAGGTAGAACGTAACGAGTTTGTTAAGCAAGTGCCATTCATTGACCATCCTACCATCAAGAATGCAGGGGCTAGTCCTGATGGAATTATTGGTGAAGGGCTTATCGAAATTAAATGCCCAATGGCTAAGACGCATATTAAGTATTTGTTAGACGATAAGGTACCAACAAAATATATGCCGCAAATGGCATGGCAGATGGCTTGCACACACAGCAAATGGGTAGACTTCATCTCATTCTGTCCAGAATTGCCAAAGGACATGCAGTTATTCATCAAGCGTTATGAACGTGATGATGCCTACATTGCAGAGCTAGAGGTAAAGGTCATTGAGTTTGACCAAGAAGTGGAGCAAGTAATTGCTAGATTGCGTGGCGAAAAATGATGGCTCTGATACTTGCATTAACATTGATGAACGGCACAGATATTTTTGAGCCAGTCAAGATGCCAGATGGTAGAGTTCTTAAATGTGTGACTACACCAACAGGAACTTTTTGTTATTAAGGAATAATGATGCAATACGAACACTTGAATCTAGTTGCAAAGAATGGTCAATACAGGGACGGCAGTGGTAAAATGAAGAATCGTTGGATTAAAATTGGCGAGACTGTAGAGACTAGAACAGGTGGCATGGCAATTAGAATTGATATGCTGCCAGTGGAGTTTGATGGTTGGATTAACTTAGCAATACCAAACGATTTAGAATATAATTTTTAGGAGCAATAATGAATAACTTATCAGCAATCGGTAACGTAGGTAGAGATGCAGAAGTGCGTTTCTTACCAGACCAAACACCAGTAGCAAGTTTTAGCTTTGCATTGTCATCTGGTTACGGAGATAAACGTACAACAACATGGCTTAACTGTAGCTTGTTTGGCAAACGTGCAGAAACTATTGCGCCAATGCTCACAAAAGGAACGCAGATAGGCCTAAACGGTGAGTTCTCTCAGCGAGTATACAAAGACAAGGATGGTGTGGAGAAATCGTCTCTAGACCTTCGTGTGAATGATATTACTTTGTTGGGTAAAAAAGAATTATCAGAAGCTAAAGAGCCAGCTAAAGCAAATGCTTATCAGCCTGATGCTTTTGAGGACGACGTACCGTTCTAAAGAATTGGCGAAAGCATGCAGGGGGTGTGTGAGTAGCCAACCATTTATGGGGGAAAGCATATTAGTCTGGTGGCCCAGGCCTCAATGTCTTGTGATTATTTCATTGAACCCGTGAGTACCCCACCACTATAAGGAAACTATAATGAGTGAAACAAATTTAACATCAAAAAAATCTTATGTAATGTCTGTAATTGCAGTCAAACGCAGAATTAAAATACTAGAAGCGTTAGGCAATAAGCTACTATCAACCAAGCAATTGATTGAACTCACTGGCGAGAAGGGTGCGCGTATCGTAGAGGACATGCAAAGACTTAAACAGTCTGGCTATGTGTTTCCTGTTCACAAAGGTTACTGTCCATTGAGCAAGAAGATGTGCTACTTCTACAAGAAAACTAACAAAAAATATTACGGCTATGATTTCATTGCCAGTGTGGATGAGAAGCTAGACCTAGAAGCAGCAGCAGCAAAGTATAAACTTGAACGCAGGATGAGCAAAGAGTATCAAGTGCCTAGCAAGGATGTCTACATCAAGGTAGAAGGCAACCCACATGCTACGATTGTGATGAACTCTAACAGGCCAGCAGGATTCTATGCGTATCAGAAACCAAAGCCAAACGTGAATCGTGGTATTGGTAGCACGTTCTCTATGTTTGAAGGAGCGATGGATGGACTATAAACTATTGATAGCTTGCTGTGTGTTTAGCTTTATCACTGGCATGTATATAGCAGTGCTAGTTACCAAAGACAAAGGATGCACAGTAGAGTTTAAGCGTGGTCAAGAATCACACATCGTTGTAGGTACAAGATGGTAGAGACTGTATACTGGTACGTTACATGTTACAAAGAAGCCTTCATCATAGGGCTTCTTGTAGGAATCTTATCTGCAAGGAAAATTAAATGGACAACGTAAACCATCCTGCTCACTACACAAGTGGTGGCATTGAAACGATTGACTACATGGAAGCTAAGTCTACACATGAGGAGTTCTGTGGGCATCTAAGGCTGACAGCTATCAAGTATCTATCACGCGCTGGATTGAAGGATAATGAGATAGAGGACTATGAGAAGGCAGTGTGGTATGTTAATAAATTAATTGCAACAAGGAGAAAACATGGCAACAACTAATGATGTGACTGGGGACGCGTTAGTATCAAGACTAAACAGCGAGGAGTTTGAAAAAAACTTCGATAAAATTTTTGGAGAAAAACCTAAGAAGCCACGCTGGGTACCGCCACCACTACCATTGAATGAATATCCTAGTCAGGACTGGCCCGAAGAACGGGTCGATGTGATAGGTGCCAATGGTAATGATGGCTTACACTACTAATTACTTATTCATTACATACATTGTAACTTCAAAGCCGAAACGCATTTCAGTTGCTGATGGTTTTGTCCACATGATGTAGTCCTTAATATGTGATAAGCAAGATTGCTTGCTTGTAATAATCTTCCCAATGTTAAAGACAAGCAATAGAGAAAATCATTAATTAACTGTCAAGCATATCTGTTTCGGCATACATACTAAGGTCATAACCTTCAATGCGTATCATGCCATTGCTGGTTTGTATGTAGATAATCTCATCCTCTGCATCTACTTCTATCTCCTCAATCTCTGAGCCAAGAAGTAGATTGCATACATCGTATAGGTCTCTCTCAGCCATTAGTAGTTGTACCTTTCCTTGAGGAACTTAATGCTCACAGCCATCTCATCGAATGAACCATCGTGTACGTCATGTAATACATAGAAGCCACGGTAGTGTTGATTGCCTTGTGGGCCTAAATAATCTTCATCGTGTTCATAGCATGAGCCACAGATGATAGCCGTCATCTCCTTGCCATCCGCCCTTTTGCCATACGCGATTTGCCTACCCTGCTGGTGGCCTGCGAAACAGGACATGTGTTTCTTTGTGAGTATAGCGTTAGCAGTTGTGATAGGACGACCCATAGGCCCAGAAGTAAAATAATGGGAGTAAGCAACGCCATCAATAACAACGACATCGAGAAAAGGATATACTTCCCAGTCTTGGTACGGTAAATCGTCAATTGACATCAGCCCTTCTAGTTTACTATCCTCATTGATAGCGCGATTGATTCTGTTTTCGTGGTTGCCTAGAGTGAGAACCATTCTAGGTTTGTATTGCTTGTGCTTGTTCTTCTTTGCAGTCTTATTGTATCTAAAGAGTGGTTCTAGCAACGCATCCATAGCGTCTCTAGCTGCAAATAAATCCTTGGTGTACCTCTTACCCTCAAATGATTTTAAACCTTTGTCATAAGTGGACAGCGATTCCATGTCCGCAAAATCGCCTATACAAATTATTGTGTCGGGCTGTTTTTCTACAATAAAATTTCCAAGACATTTAAGGAAAGTAAAATCATTACCATCCTTTGCTTGCACATCTGGTATGACTAAGTGGACTGCCATTTATTTTCCGCGAAACATTGCTGCCTCATCCTTGCGTCTATTGTCTAATCCTTTCAAGACTTTACCACCAGCCTTGTTATATTTCAATAAACTTTCAATAGCACCTTCTTTGTCACCACGATTCAGTTTCGTTCTGAACGTACTTCTTTGTAAAGTCCCCAGCCCAAGGTTAAAAGCAAAGCTAATGCAACAATCAAACTCGCCTTGTGTAAGTGGGACAGTAATAAAACGTTCAACCCCTCGTTCAAATCGAGCGACATCTTTAGCGAGTATTGCATAGACTTCCTCTAAAGTAAAAGTGCGATTCCATTCATCTGGCAGTGTCTTACCATCACCAATTAAATGACCAACTCCCACTGTGAACAGGCCAGCAGGACACTTATAGGGCCTTGTCCGAACTCCCTCATGGTGGGCTAACATCTTTAAACATGCTTGACTAGCTTTCATTATTTCTTAAACGCCTGACCACCAAAGTAGAATGCAATAATGCTTGCAAAAATTTGCTGGCTCTCATCATCCCACAATAGATTTAATGCAGTCTCAAAGCCAACGCCTGTGTGGAAAGCATACCAGAAACCAAACACATCTACAAACAATAGTAGGAGAAACATGCCGTATGTAATACCAGGGCGTACCATAGCGCGAGCATTGATAACCCATGTGCTTGCACCAATAGCAGATGCTGTGTCGTGTGCTAGTAATGCTTCGTGTTGTTTCATTGCCACTTCTTGTGAGCGTACTTCTGCATCTACCTTGAGTTCTTCTAAACGAATCTCCTCAACCTTCTGCTGTGCAACAAGACCTTCCTTGTGCATCATTAGCTCACGCTCTGTTTGCATTGAAGCCAGTTTAATCTCATGGCTTTTATCTTTGCTATCTTGCCATGCGTCGAGTAGCTTTGGTAAGCCACCCATCAAGAAAGATAGTACGGTTGAAATCATGGTTAGCATATTAGTTTCCTGACAAAGGATTAGTAGATGCTTTCTGCAACGCTTTCATGCGAGCTTCTAAGCCTTCTTTAGTTGAACGGATTTCTTCTCTGATACTAGACAGTGCAGCATTAACTTCTCTGCCTGTACCATTAGCAGATGCCTTGGCTTCCATCGCCTCACCTTTAGCAGTAGATGCTTTCTCTGACACAGCGACTAACTGATTAGATGATGCGACCATACTGTCTTTAACATTGTTGACAGATGATTCCATGCCAGATAGTTGTATCTTTAAGCGACCAATCTCATTGCGTAACTCTGCATCGTCATAAGGTTTAGCTTCTTCAATGGCCTCAGTCGCAGCTATAACACGGTTGTATGTCGTTATGCCAACGTAGATTGCCCCAGAGCCTGTCGTTACGATTCCTAAAAGTATCGCCCACATCGTTGTCGGTGAGAAGTTGAAGTAAGAAACTTTGGTTTCCTCTGATTCCATCTGGTAGCTCCTGTGTGTAGTCTAATGCTATTGCTAATGTTTGCTCTTGCTGTATAGCTGGAGCATTTAAAATCTCTAGGCTCATCACAAGCCCAAAGCCTGGTACTAACTGTTTACCTTTCGGTACTTCTATCTTGTTGCCTTCTGTCTTTGTTTCCTTCTGCTCAGAAGTGCTGGCTGATGATTCCACCTTGGCTTCCGCTTTCGTTTCCACCTTCGTCTCTGTTGCTGCTGGCTTCGTCTCCACTGTCGTTGTCGGCACAGCTTCCATCGGGGCAGTTACAGGTTCTTGCTGCATGACAGGTGCAGGCGTGGGTAACGCTATCACTGATGTCGGACTGACAGGACTTGTCACATTCTCCACGTTCGTTAGCTCTTGCTTGCATGAGTTGCTTGTCTCTACCCACGGCCCAAAAATGGGTTCCCCGTACGGGTCTGGACAAGTTGAACTTTGCTGGAGCGTGACTGTTCCAGTGTAACCATCTTGACACGCTACTTGCTTTTCTTGAGTAGAGACTTGGCATGTTGGATGGTCTGGCGTACAGTTGTTAGAAGTTGTAACCCAATCTCCCATAGTTTCGTCAGGGCAGGAATTACTACGGCTTTGATTGATAGCACCAGAGTAATGCACTGGGCAAGCAAGGCTTTGATTTTCAACGAGCTGCTGACACACAGGTTCAGGAGGGCGACAGATTGGGTCTTGAGGACGGTAAGGACACCAAGCAATTGCGAGAGCTTCTGCGTTAGATATGTCGTAACATTGGAGATTAGTAACCCAGCCTTCTGGGCTAGGCGTGTAAGTACAGTACCAAGCATGTGCATTATTCGCTCCTATCAGTAACCAAAGGTAAAGTAAATGTCGGGCCATATAGTTCAATGAACCACTCAGGGTGTAACTCATACCATGCTCTCCTTGCTGCATTACCAATAGCGCCACCTATCGGACAAGGTGAACCTGACATCTCCATCGCCATCCAGTTTTCACGGGTAGCTTGACAAGCTAAAGATACTGCCGCTACTTTCAATCCACTGTCGTGAAAGAACTTAGCCCACTTTAACTTGACACAGTTCTGGTCTGTAATCATGGTGCCACCAGCGACAGAAAATACACCGCCATTAACTGCGCCACTAACACCAATACCACAAACGTCTTGAGAGAAAGCTGACATCGAAGGAGCCATTGCACTAGGGACTGGCTGCCCCTTGTAGTTAATGGTTGTGCTGTCAGCATGTGCATAGCTTTGGGTAAGTAAGAATACAATGACAAACCCAGCGACACCTAATAGGATTTGCTCTAAGCGTTTAAGCCTAGCGTTAATTGTTTCATATCTAAATGCACAAACTGCTTCATGTGAATTAAGACGTGCCGAGGTCTCATCAATGTCCATTGCCATACCTACCCTTAAAAGTTATGTTTACCAAATAATTTATGCAAGCCAAGGTAGTGGATGCTGAATTACTGGTGGATTCTTTTTAAGTTCAATTGCACTCGCAAGTGCTGTTTCAACTTCTGCAATATCTAACTTATCTTTAACCCAGCCAACAATAACTTCTTCTGTTAGGTTAGCGTAAGATACAAAGCCTGTGCCATCTGGGGCATCAAAGCTAACACTTCCGTAAGCGCCAACTTGATGTTCACCATCTACAGCATCCACTGTATAGTGTGCTGTCTTTACAACATTGTTAAGACCATTCTCTGATGGTGCTGTATCAAGTGCTGCGATTTTCCATGTATATGTTATTGCCATTTTATTACTCCTTATTAACCAATCATTAAAATACAAGGTACGCAGAAAGAACCGTCAGCATACGTTTCTGATACATAGTTAGATGTTACTTTTGCAATCGTAGATGAACGACAAATATCATCAGCTTGAACACGGGCAGTACCGTCACCAGCAGACTCTAGTAAATCTCCGTTTTGTACCACTGTACCAGCAGATACACGAATCACAAAGTCACCTGACTGTGCTACGTAGAAGTCGTGAGGATTATCTTCGTCATCATTGTCATACAAATCAAATACACCAGCTACAGCTTTAGATGCAGGAGTAGTTGATACAATTGTTTTAGTTGCTTGCTCGTTAGGAAGTGCATTACCTTCTTTGTCATACCATTCGCACATAGCATCTACTGATTCTAATACTGTACCTCGATATACTTCTACTTTTTCTGTTTCATTATATAGTTGTGACCAACGTGAGATATGTCCACCGTTATATGAAACTGTTGTACCTGATACAGTTATAGAACCTTCTAATGAACTGGCTTGGAAAAATTGAACTAGGGAACCATCGTCAGTTAATCTATTTACAGATAAAGTGACACCAGCATTTCTAGTAATAACAAGTTCATTGTTAGCAAAATAAGCGCCTGCCGTACTAAAATCGGTAGATGTTTTACCAATAATTACATTACCACTAGTATCAATACGCATACGTTCAGCGCGAGTACCACTTATTGCTGTGCTAAATTCTAGTGTAGATGATGTTCCTGAAAATGAAGATGACATAGCCGTTCTAACAGCACCATCACTATCAATCCCCATATCAAAATATGTAAATCCTGTGCCAGCAGTTGCAGTATTCTTGTTAGCTAAACCCCTGAATAGACCTTGACCGTTTACATCTAATTTAGAGCCAGGATTGCTTGTGCCAATACCTACATCACCACCAGCATTAATACGCATACGTTCGTTAGAACCGCCAGTATAAATTCTAAATCCACCACCATTAATCATAGCACCGCCAACTACACCATCATCAGCAATGTAAGATGCACCAGAAGCATTACCAATCCATTGATTCACTCCAACTTTAATGTTCCCATTTACATCTAGTTTTTGTGCAGGACTGCTATTACCAATACCTACGTTGCCAGAGGAGTCAATACGCATACGTTCTTGACCAGCAGCATTGTCATACCAATAAAAATTGTTGTTACCAGATGAAAGAATATCAATGCCCATTGCCCATTTTTGAGAAGCGCCATTATAAAACCCTAACTCAGATTTCCAAGAGCCTGATGCTGTATTGTTAAGAGCAATAGCTACAAATCCTGCATTTTGAACAGACAACTTCTGTAAAGGACTATTTGTACCAATACCTACGTTGCCAGAGGAGTTAATACGCATACGTTCAGTAGTTGTAGATGAGCCATCGGCAGTTGTTGAAAATACAATTCGACCAGGCATATCAAAAGAGCCTGGAGTTCCATCTACCTCAGCTTGAATCTGAGCGCCTAAAACCCAATTTGCACCATCCGCACCATAAAAAGATATTCTTCCAATGCCATCTCCACTAGAAACGGATGAGTTAGTTCCAACTGTGCCAGACTTACTTCTCTTTAATTCTAGCGCTGGCATGGCTGTTGATGTTGCATTATACCGTTGTAATTCTATGCCAAAATTAGTTGTTGCTATATTTAATGCACAAGCAGGACTGCTTACGCCAATACCTACATTTCCATTAGCATCTTTATACATTTGACCTGAGCCAATGTTAATGACACCTGTACCGCCTGTGAGCGTGCCTGTGTATGCAGGATTGTTTTCTTTAAGTAATGGAAATCCACCAGCAGTAGAGCCATCATGGACAACAATCGTGTCCTTAGTGGTATCTACTGTCACTTCCCCTTCTGCACCAGTAAAGGTACTGTGGGCAGTAGTTGTACCTCTACGCAACTTCAAAGATGTTGCCATAATTAAATGCTCCCTAAATCAAGTGTTGTTGCAAGTTTATCTACTGTTACTACATTATTATCAATTGTCCAGCTTGCTCCAGATGATGACACAGTAATGTCTCCTTTATCTCCATCACCTTGAGTAGCAAATGCACCAAGGCCAAGAGTTGTTCTTTGTGCTGCTGCATCTGCATCATCAAGCAATGCTTTACCAGCAGTAGTAATATTAGCTGCAACCCAATCTAAATCAGTATCCCATGCTTGAACATTTGAACCAATAGCAACGCCAAGGTTTGTTCTTGCAGTAGCAGCATTAGATAAGTCAGATAAGTTATTAGCGGTTGCTAAAAAGCCTGTACCTGATACATAAGCTGCCACCCAAATTGTACCAGTATATACCTTCATGGCACCATCTGTGGAATTAAAATACAATGCACCAGCAACTAATGCGTTACCATCATTATCCAACGATGGGTCTGATGTTTTAACACCAAGGTATCTGTCATCAAAATTATCATACGCAGCAAGCGTTGCATCTCTAGCAGATTCAGCAGCAGTCTGAGCAGCAGAGGCAGCAAGCGCACTAGCAGCAGCAGCGTCAGCATTTTCTTCTGCATTCTGAATATCTACAATGTTAGTAGCAACTGTATTAATGTTTGTATTATTGGCAGCTACAGTATTAATGTTTGCTGTATTATTTGAAACAATATTAACGTTTGATGCGTTACCAGCCACTGCTGTAACATCTGCACTAATACCAGCTACTGTTGATACGTTTGTGCTAATAGACGCTACAGTCGTTACGTTTGGCGCTACGTTTGAAACTTCTGTTACATCTTCGCTAATGCCAGCTACTGTAGTAATGTTGCCAGCATTGCCACTGACAGCGGTTACACTTGACATGTTGCCAGCTACAGTGTTGATATTTGTACTATTAGTTGCTACGTCATTTACATTAGTAATATTTGTAGATACTGTATTGACACTAATAATGTTATTACCTACCGTATTAATACTATCAATGTCACCACCAATTGCCGTAATCTCTACAATGTTATCAGCAACATCAGTAATGTCATCTAAGTTATTGTAAACAGTAATAATATAACCATCTGGTGTAGCACTTGGGCCAGTAGCAGAATCAGTAATGCTACCTAAATCATAGTTAAATCCAGTAGCACCTAAGTCAGAGCCTAGTGTTTGCACATAGCCAATGTTATCTGCCACAGTCACAATGTCAGTAACGTTTGTAATGACAGAGTTAATATTGCTAGTATTACCAGCCACTGTATTAATATTAGATGTATTGCCTGATACAGTATTAACATTTGCAATGTTGCCAGAGACTGTATTAACACTACTAATATTTGTAGCCACAGTATTAACACTGGTAATGTTAGCAGCTACCGTATTAATGTTCTGAGCAGAATTAGCTACTGTATCAAAGTTAGCAATCGTAGGGCCTGATTCTGGATTACCTGTTTCTGCATTGAACGCTAACACTTTACCTTTACGATTAGCAATCGAAGGCATTGTCATGTTAATGTTAGTAGGGTCTGTTACTGGCGCTTTGATTGAACGCTCAGCAGTTTCAGCAATCTGTTGAATAAAGATTGTTTGTGAATCAAGCTCATTGTTTAATGTATTTGCAAATAAGTCACCACCAGTTGTAAAGTCTGATGTACGCTCAATTGCACGTGAACCAACGATAGAGATATTATCTGTACCAGTAGCAGCAGATACTAATGTAACAGAACCAGTCCCTAAAGTTGAGCTAATCGAAACTGTGTAATCTGTAGTTAGCGTTAATAGGGTATCGTTCTTATATACATCTAAGTCAGTCTCTACAAGTACCTGAAATGGAAACTCATACGGCCCAACGCCAGCAGAGCCTGTGTAGACTATACGACGCGGTACATTACTAATTGGATAATCAGCCATTATTTACCTATCCCTGGATATTTGTATTGTGACATTTTCTTCTCTGCTTCTGCTTCTGCTCGCTCATTAATTACTGAGGCATAAATGCTTTTCTCTAGTAATTGCTTTCTTGCTTCTTCAAATACTTCTTGATTGATAGATATAATGTCAGCACGTACCTGTTCAATAACTTTAGTCTTACGACGATTTACTTGCTCTTGCACAAGGCCAGGCTCGTTAGCTCTAAAGATTCTTTCATACTCAGGAATACGTTTAGCAACACCCTCAATCTTTTGCTCTAATTTTAAATCAACATTAGCAATTTGTAAAAGCTCATCGTATTCTTCTGGAGCAAGTTTTACATTTACATCAACGTCAATCGCCATTGGCTTGCCATCAAGACTTGTAGATAGCGTATCAAACTTATATGTTTTAGATACGGTTTTCTTAGGCATCTCAAGACCAGCGCGGCTTTCAATAATTAATTGGTCAGCTAATTTAGCCTTGCCATTAGTTGCTCTAATTGGAGACAACGGGAATTGATGTGATACTGGCTCGCCCCACAAGTTTTTAGCTGTAGGCAAGTTATCACTTAATCCAGGAATGTCGTTCATTAAGTTATTTAATGCAGCTTGGAAGCCACGCATTGCTGGGCCATCGTAAGGGTCGCTTGGGCTAACATTACGTTGCTGTTCATCAACAATGCCTCTAGCTGTTTTAAGAGCGCCAATGCCAGGTATCATTTCTTTTGCTGATGTCAAACCAGATTGCACTAACGTTTGTATCATTGTGTCAAACTTAACTGATTCTTCACCGTAGTTATTTAGTTTGAATGTTTTAACAATGTCTGCTAGAGCAGGCAAGAATACGCCATCCATTGCATAGTCATACAGCCCCATAGATGATGCAGCAACTACAGCATTGATATTATTATCATCTTTCTCATACTTCATGTAATCAGCAACGTTAGCAGATGTAGATAACCATGCACCTAACAAGCTAGTACCATTGTATGAAACAAATACTTTACCAGCGTATTCGCCTTTACCAATTGTTGTGCCAGATAATGATTCCCATTTCTTTAATTCAACATCATCTAGTTTGCCAACATTAAATACAATACTATATTTCTGCCAGCCTTGACGCTCCATTGCTTCGCGAGAGCCTCTGTCTGTAGGGCCTTTGCCAGTAATCTTGTCATTGACTGCTGCATAAGTACCAGCCGCCATAGCCATTGTACCAATACCAATCTTAGACATTGCCATGTCAACACGCTTAGCATCGTACGAAGCTAAATCTTCTGTGATTGATTTTGTATGAGACGATTTCAAAAAGTCTGTAATATAGCCAATGCCACGACCAGCAGCTTTAATAGAATCAACGCCTAGCTGTGCTGGAGTATGCTCAATCAAACGTTTAATATCATTAACGCTTGTACGCATAA